CGCGGCAACCTCAAAGACGATGGACGCCTGCTGCCGGTCTGCCGCGCATCCGTAAACCTCAGCCCTCTCTTCACCGTCGCCGCAGCATAAGAGCAGAGCCACCGCCGCAGCCAGTTCACTCTTGCCCTGCTTTTTAGGGATCTCAATATACGCCGTGTTGAACTGCCGATATCCGTTCGGCTTCATAGTCCCGAACACATCCCGGATGATCTGTTCCTGCCAGTCGATCAGTTCAAACGGCTTTCCCGCCCAGGTTCCTTTTGTGTGGCAAAGGCACTGGATGAAGTTCACCGCAAAATCCGCAGCGTCCTTGTCATAGACAGAATCCTTCGCCTTGAATTTTGTCGGCTTATATTTCTTCAGCTTCCGCATCTTCAATCCGCATCACCACCTTTAAGCCACTGCCTGTATACCTGCTCGGAGATCTTCGCCATCATCACCGGCGGAACGCTCATGCCGCAGATATACTGGACGCTCTGATCCATAAAGTCGTAATCCTGCGGAAATGTCTGGCAGCCTATGATATCCTTATCCGTCATAAGCAGGCCATCGCACATCCGATAAAGGCTGCTGCCGGCAACGATCGTCTGTATCGGCTCATCATCCCTGTTGATCGGAGTGGAAAAGCCGTTGTTCTTAACCTTCCGCACCCTCTCATTGATATCCGCGATGCATCTATCAGAAGGAATCCTGTATTTCAGAAGCTTCGCCTGCATACTGTTCGGATCCATCGGCTTGCCATATGGCTCTCTGACATCCTTGAACGGAATCGGCTTTGACTGAAAATTCATCACCAGCTTCGGATATTTCAGGTCTTTCCTATGAGCGATAAAAAAGACGCGCTCTCTTTTCTGAGGCACGCCCATTCTCGCCGCATTGAACAGAAATATCTGCACCGTATACCCGGCATCATCAAAGCCTTTCACGATCTGGTTGACCCAGCCTTTCGCATTTCCAATGATGATCCCCTTCACATTCTCAGCTATAACCACCTTGGGCTGTAATCTCTTCGCTATCGCTATGAAATATAGGAACAAGTCATCCAGCCTCTGCTTTGCCTGGCCTTCCCGGAATACCTTTTCCGTATTCCAGCCTTCTTCCCTGACTCCTGCCGTGGAGAATACAGAGCAGGGCGGCGAACCGTCCAGCACATCCAAGTGAAACAACTCTTCCGGTATTTTTTCATCCGGCAGCTTTAGGAAATCCCTGATATCCATAAGGAAGCTGTGCTTCGGATGATTATTCTGCTTATAGACCTTCATCATGTCAGGATCAATCTCACAATTACCCACGACATCAAATCCTGCAAGCTTATATCCCATTGAGGAACCGCCGCCGCAGGAGAAGCAGGAAAACACGGTATGACCATGCTTTGGTCTCCTTTCCAGATCGGACAGATTCCACTTCCACGGAAACTCAGTTGAACCGGAAACCGCAGTTCGGGCATTCGTATTTGAACTCTTCATCCCCAAACACCTCCGCATCTATTTCCGTGGTGCCGGTCAGTTCCTTATCAGAACCGCAGCTGCCGTCACCATCCACAGGCAGGTCTTCCGCCATACCAAAAAAGTCGAACCCTTCCAGATCAAGTCCTTCCAGTTCGACTTCCAACTTCATCAGATCCCATGTGGCCTTTTCGCCGGTCTTGTTATCCAGGAACCTGTATTTCTTTTTCTGTTCTTCGGTTAGGCCATCACAGACCAGGCATTCCACATCATCCATGCCAAGAGCCACAAGCGCCTTGTATCTGGTATGGCCTGCGATAATCACATGATCCTCATCCACGATGATCGGCGTGATATAACTGCACTGGCGGATGCTCTCCGCAACAGCGTTTACCGCATCATCATTCTTACGCGGATTATTCTTGTATGGCTCAATGTCCGCAAGTTTCAGTCTTTCCAGCTTCATACCTCGAACACCTCCCCGCAGCACGGACAGGTCATCATCTTCGGACCGTCCTCTTCGGCTTCATCTGGAAGCGCCATCTCAGGCTGGCCAAAATCATATCCCTGAAAATCCACATCACACAGTTCAGAACTCAGCTTCTTCTGATCCCAGGAAGCCATCTCCGCCGTCTTGTTATCATACAGACGGTATTTTTTCTTCTGTTCCTCTGTCAGATCGGAAGCGATGACAACCTCGCATTCCTTATATCCCAGCTTCTTCAGTGCTTTATATCTGGTATGCCCCGCCAGAATCACCCCGTCCTCGTCAATGATGATCGGCGCAATGTAAGAGCACTGTTTGATACTCTCCACAACATCGTCCACCGCCTCATCATTGATACGCGGATTATTCTCATAGGGCTTTAAGTCTGACAGCTTCTTCTTCACATATTTCATCAAAACCCTCCTATTTCTTCCGCGCTGATAGCAGTCTCTCCATCAGGTCATCATGAGGATTTGCTCCGCCGTACTCCACAGAGCAGTTTTCCTTCACGATCTGATAGATCTGGTACCAGCACTGGTTCACCTGCTTCAGATAATTCTGGCTCATCGTCACATATGGAGAAGTGATTGCCGCTCCCGTGGTCGGATGCTTCGCCAGAAATCCGTATTCCGATATGCAGGTCTCGCACTGTACCCATCTGGATACCATCATTGCGTACTGTTCGATCAGCTGCGTATTCACCAGCCGGTCACAGCCTCTTTCCTTCAGCCAGAGGAAGGTTGCCTTGAACACATCCTCCGCGCAAAGGTCGATGCCGCTCTTCTGAGCAGCCTTTAAGAAGTCCTTCACCGGCGGCACATCCTCACCGTTTATCTCCGCAGGCTCCGGAAGGTCAATGACCGTTGCCGCAAGCCCGCTGTCGATCTTTTCCGTCAGGGCTTTGGACTTCCTGCCGGAACCGACCCTTGCGCCGCCGCGCATAGTCCCGTCTTTGGCCATTTTCCTTCACCTCAATTCCCTGCCGGGGTAATACCCCGTTTGATTTCTTGTTTTTGTGCGTGTGACCCCCGCGCCGTTCCCTGGGAATCATACGTGCGGAGATTTTCACTCCCCCTCCGGGCGCTTTCCCCATCGGTCTCCCCTCTCCGCGTGTATGCGCGAGTGACACGACTTGCACAGCGCGATCAGATTGCTCCTATCGTGCGTACCACCTTCACTCAGCGGCTTCTTATGATGAACCTCTTCCACAGGAACGATCACTCCACGCTGGAAGCACAGCTCACAGAACGGATGCTCCTGCACATACTTATCACGGATCCTTTTCCACGCTCTTCCGTAACGCTTCTTTGTCCTGGGATCTCTCCCATACTTCTCATACTCACTGTTCACTTTGCTCTGGTGTTCCGGACAGTATCTCCCTTCCGTAAGGTTGGGACAGCCCGGATAAGCGCATGGCTTCTTCGGTTTTCTCGGCATCTGTCCACCTTCTTTCTTCCATGGAAAAAGCCGCTGCAGATTTCTCCACAACGGCTTCCTCATCTTTCGCTTTTGCCATCTTAACATTATCACATAGGCTTACTGGAATGTACTTGAATTTACTGTAAAGTTTCCGGAATCTCAATCTCATCCAAAGCTTTTCTATGCAGGTAATAGACATTATCGATACCATAACCAAGCTCGATTGCGATCTCTTCCCATCTCATATAAGACAGGTATCTGAGTTCCAGTATCGTCTGAAGTTCAGCACTCTCCACAGCTTTGACCCTGCGGATGATATCCTTCTTCAGTTCCACCAGCTTCATCATGTCCTTATTGATTTCGGATTCCAGATCGATGATCTTGATAATGGCGTCTTCCATTCTGGATCCATCCCTGTTCGGGCTCTTCGGCATATCCGAATATGTCACCGTTGCCTTGGTGGCCAGATCATTCAAGACCGCTATCTGATCGATCTTGCTCTCAATCCTCTGGTTCAGTCCGAAAGCCTGGGACAGATACTTCTTTGCGGCGTTCTGTTTTTTGTTCATAAGCTACCTCCGATAGAGTATTTGTGTTTCCCTCGGATTGGCATCTTTTGACTCTGATTGACTTTGATTGTCTTATCTCTTCCTGAAGCCTTCGGATCAGGTATTCCCCGTCCACGGATGTAAGCTGCTGATACCAGCCGGAACGGAAAAACCTCTCTATCTCCAAAGCCTCATCTATTGCCTGCCGGTTCTTCGGATGAGCCTTGATCTTCTTCAAAGCCGTCCTGTAATCAGAAACGGCCTGAAGGATGATGGCGTTTGCCAATCGCTCATACGGATCCTCCGCCAGATTCTTATTTCCCACCATAGGCGCCTACCTCCGCTTTCACGGCTTCGATCAATGCCGACTGTGTATGGTCTTTTGTTTCCAGTGCGTTCATGATCCGCTCATCGATTGTCTTTGCCGCTATGATATGGATCACGGACACGGTATTTTCCTGCCCCTGCCTCCAAA